GGGTAGGCTCTGATACCTAGCAAATACAGCCTTCGAGCGGATTTCCACATTTCAGGCAGATAAGCCAGAGCGCTTCATCGGCCCAGTCTTCTAGCTCTAATTCGTCTTCGAGTTCGTCTTGCATGAAATCCCAGCACTCCCAATAGTCGACCCAAGTCCAGAATTGGGAGTTATTCATATTATCACTCACAGATAGCTGACTCATTCCGGCCACCACATGTTGCGGCATTGTGGGCAACCATAGACTTCTTTCGACCAACCCCAATCCATCGGGCCGATCATCCCGTTGCCGCACTGATCACACTTCATTCAATCACACCTGCACCATTGGCCGGAGTCAAGTACGAAGTTCGGCGCGGGGTTCGCCGGCTTATTGCACCTCTTACAGTAAATCAATTTCATTCAATCACCATATATTTTCACAGCGATATCGTCATCATAATGGTTCTCAAGAAGAGCTTGGACTTTATCGCGGCAGGCTTCAACGGCCCGATGAAATCGAGCCTGTTCTGCATCTGTAAATTGATATTCGGCATTATCTCTTGCCTCATCGAAATAAGCGTAATTGTAAATTACAGCCATCATTTCTTTTTGATTCATTCAATCCCCACCTGCCATTCCTCCAGCTTCGATGCCCTGGTGAACTCGTCGACGGCAGGCCGCCGCCTCCAGTGCTCGTTCCTGGCTTGGCGCTCGTGCTCGAGCGCAGAGTGCGGCATGTAGCTGGGCCGTTGCTCAACTTTCACCGTTGCTGGCCTTCCGCGCCGCCCTGGACGCCGATCTATCGTCGCCCGCACTCTCTTCCCACATCGGAGGCATTCGCGGTTCAGGAGCGTCGTATGGGGTTCGACCTTGTAGATCCACCACTGTCTGCACTGGCCGCACTGCCAGAGTCCCTGCTTCATGACCGACCCTGACTCCTTTCTTTCTTTAAGTATCCGACAAGGCCGCCACAATTCCGAAAGTATGCCACAAAACACGAAACGCAACCATCAATAGTGGCAGCGACTCTGGGCGGGAGGGTTGGAGGGCGAAATGAGAGGAAGACAGCAGTATTATGGACGGACGACGGTTGGTGGACAGACATGGTAGCGCTTGAAATCGCAATTTTGGCCGGTTTGAGCCTCCTGAACCTCGCTGCAATCGTCATTCTGGCTCATTGGATCAGATTGCACCTGGATCAAGGACTCCAAGACATCGATGAGAAGCTCGCGATTGCAATTACAGCTCTGATCGACAAGCTAATGTCTGGCAACCTTGGAGAGTTCGAGCCTCCGAACCCGATACAAGGCGCTATCGCTCAGTTAATTCAAGGAATAGCGAACCAGAAGATGAACACGATCAACGCGACAGTGACGGAACGCGGTACGGATGGACAGTTTGTCCCGCCTCAATCATAATCATGTTAATTATAAGCCTCCTTTCTTAACAGATTGAACATGGCACGCAGAAAGAAAGCAAAGCGCCGAAGATCGCCCAAAACAATCAGTCTCCTGAATATCGCAGAGAGCTACGCCTACGCGAGCGTGCTAACTGGCGGCGTCATGGGCAATTCTCCGATCGGCGCTCTCGGATTCGACGGATCAGGTGCAGCTGGTGGCGCAGGCTACGGCATGACGACCACTAACGGCGCGATGACACTCTCCTCGATCGTCAATGACCCTGGTTCGAGCTTCGATATGATGTCTGCAAACTTCATGGCGAATTACCAGGCTATGGCCGTGAGTTCAATCGGCATCGGAATCACCTTCAAGTTCGCGAAGAAACTCCTACGGAAGCCTATCGGAAACGTAAATCGTACGCTCCTGGCTCCTCTTGGCATCGGCGTGAGGCTGTGATATTATGGCTACTAATGCAGTTACGGGCAACCTCGTTTGCAGCGACGGTACAAACATCCCTCTGAAGACTGAAATCGCAGAAGCCAGTGAATCATCCCTCGGCACAGATGCCGCATACACCATTGTCAGTCAAAATGTGGGCGATTTCGCTCCTGGCAAGACCGTCATCTCTGGACTGGTGTCCTGTGACAACGGCGTAGGATACTGCTACATCCTCTCCCAAGGTCTGGTCGCGGCGATCATTCCCTGGTCAGTCAAGGGCGCTGTCACTGATGGAAGTCCAGCATTATGCCAACCATACACGCTCAAGGCCGGCGACATCGTCAAGGTCATGAATTCCGCTGCAGCAACGAGATTAGCGGCAGCAGCCGTCTATACGGCGAGCGGAGTCTCAAGGATTTTCACAAAAACGGTATCTGGAGGCGCAACAAATGAGCTAACAGATTTGCAAACTGGCAACTCAATCGGAAACACAATCTTCGGCGACCGAATCGTGAAATGGTTTGGAACGAGTATCGACGGTCTCCTGATCGACGATGCTCTCGGCAACGTCGTCGGTTCTTGCAGTGCTACAGACCCAGTTACTCAACAGCCAGCGTTCGCAATGGCCAATGTACCGATCGCATTAAATTATAAATTCCAGTTCCTAACTTCGGCCTGAAAGTGATCTTATGGCAAAGATGACTAAGGCCGCAGGAAGGCGCAGATTAGCAGAAATCCTCTCGAAGTCGAAGAAGCTCTATCTCAGGGGATTCATTTCGACAAAAGACCTCGACTCGATCGAGCGGATCAGCAAGACCAGGTCGAAGCAACTCAAGTGAGGACGCTGCCGATGGTGCTTGTGAGTAGTGTGGCGTTGCAGGGAACAACCGCACAAATAGGCGGGGTGACTCCAGAACAACTAGCATATGTGCAGTCAACAGTCGCTTCACAACAAACCGCTAATGGAGGCACGCCAGCAGCATCATCCGTCGGCATCCCTGACAACTTCTGGGGTTTTATCATGCTAACTATGGGGTTGAGATGAATATGGTGCATTCATTGACAGGCTCGATCTCTCCTCGCGTGTACAAGCTGCTGAAGAACACCGACCTGGACAGCTTGTCTGATGATGATTTGATCTCGGTAGGTAATCCAATCACCATTGAAGAGCTGAATCGAGAGGAAATGATCCGTTTAATTGTCGTTCAACTGGCCAGGCTCAGCGTAAAACAAGAATGGGACGGGTTGTTAGGATGAGATCTGAGGATAGAAAGCCTTCGAAGAGGGTCTTCCCACTACTCCAGAACCTCGACCTGGACAATGTGACCTTCGCCCAGATCCAGGGTGTAGGCGATCCCATCACGATCGAGGACATGAACGAGCAGGAAATGATAGATCTCATTATCGTCAATTTGGCGCGTTTGGTTTGCGCCGGTGAATGGTCTGGCCTCCTGTCAGCGGGAGGTGGTGGAGACTTCAACGCAGAAGTGCCAGGAGTCAGCCTCCAGGCATCCGCCGTCGCCTCGAGACATCCTGTGGGATCCTATGCCCCATACGGTCAGGGCGATCTGGCGACCTTTATCTGGTACAACAATGACAACTACGACAAGACCCTCTACTATCCATTCATCGCGCCAGTGACCGGAACAGTTAGCGAATTCGGCATCCAGATTACAGCTGCAGCTGCAGCAGCTTGCAATCTGCTGATCGGCATTTACTCCGACGACGGCGACGGTGCTCCGTTGACTCTCCAGATGAGTGGAGAGATCGACGTCGAGAATTCTGGCACTGGCAGTATCTATCAGACCAGCATTAGCGCCGATGTCTCAACCTCGCTCACTCGAGGGACTCAGTATTGGGTCGCGATGAATCGCGATACTACTTCGGTTCAATTCACCCTGAAGTCATACGCGCTCGTCGGAACATCGAATGTCGGCCCATCTACAGCTTCCTCTTTGTCAGCCGATGAGGCGGTGGTTTTGAGAAGCATTGACAAACCCGCCGACCTGGTAGCGACCGAAGTCGTTACCAATCTCATTGGGTATCAGGATGGTAAGTGCGTCTTGACTCTGAAGGTGAGCTGATGGATCGACGCGAAGCTGTCTATCACGGTACCGACCTCGTCAGTGAGACATTCAGAGAAGTCTCATGGGATCAGGTTCGAGCAGAGCGAGATCAGGCTCTCGCCGCTTGCGACTGGCGGGCCGGGAAAGACGTCGTACTCTCGACAGCCTGGCGTGACTACCGCGCCGCGTTGCGCGACCTCCCCCAAAATTTCGAGTCTGCAAACGACGCCGCAGACAACTGGCCGGTGCGTCCAGATGACTAAGAGAAAGCCTGACCAGGTGATCGAGTATCGGGTCAGCCTCCAGGACAAACAGAGCGAGCAGCTCGACACCATCATCGCCGCATTCGCCTTCAACAAGGTCGGCTCGCCCCTGGTGGCTCTTCTCAGCGATCCCTCGGCGATGCTGATAATCGTCGGTTTTCTGGAGGCAACCGGAATCATTGATCTTGACAAGGGGGTGATGCGGGATATCTCCAATGGCCTCTATGAAAACTACGGGGACGCGATGAAGGCCTTTCTTATTGATCCGATTCTCCCGGTCGCCTTCAATCCCCTCGACCCGGGGGGGTCAGCACCGATTCGAATTGCGGAGGCTGCCGGCCCCGCCATCACCAAAGGATGGATTTGGCTGATGACCACTGGCCGAGTCCTAATTGCGCAAAAGGAGTAAAATCTCGGTCTGCAGAGAAATCAGACTCACTGGAAGGGGTGCTGGAGGCTCTCGACGATGTCGGGGTAGGCTCTGATACCTAGCAAATACAGCCTTCGAGCGGATTT